AGATTAGATACTTTATTGTCATAACAAGCAATAACTTGGTCCATGATAGACTTAGCGACAGATGCAGTAGCTGTATCAGCAGCGTGAGTTAATTGTAAGTTGTATCCAGCAGTAACTGTACCAGAACCACCTTGAATAATCAAGTTAGTAGTAGTTGAACTCGCTCTTAAAGCTGTAACGATAGCGTCAGCTTTAATGATGTGATTATCCTTGCTCGTAACAGGGATTGAAATAAATCTAGCCATTTGGTAAAATATTTAATGGGTTTATAATGAACTACAAATATAGTAATTATTCTAATATTAAATTATTGTCGCTTAATATCTCTCTTATCTTATCTCTTACTCGCTCCGCCTCTTCAATCTCACTTCCAACTTCCGAGTATTTATAAATACTTCGGTAATGATTATCTAGCTCCCATAATGCAATTTTCCATTTCGTGCCATCAATAGCGCTTCTTGCTTCTTCTTGTTCTTCTATTGAATCGAACTCTAGTATTATTTTCCCCATGTTATTTGTTGGATTTTTTGCGACGAATATACTAAAATAAAACCGTAAGTCTGGCAACCTGACCAAACTCTTTATGGAATAAAAATCCTTCAATTGCTAATGGTGAATGTTGATAGCCTGATTTATGATGCCAACTGTCTGCAGGACTAGGTGAGCGTAAAGATTCTATTTGAACGCTCATTATATCTTTACTTGTTTTATGATGAATATGATTAGTAAACCAGTAACGGTGTTTACATTTATGCCAAAACTCACTTGCTTCATGACACATCAATAATGGTAAGTCATTTTGCTTCGCTCCATCACCATGAGTAGTTCCGATAATATTTTTACCGTATATTGAATACTTTCTATGAGATGGTGAGCGATTAAAAGATATATTTGGATGGTTATTATACCAACTATAAAGAGAATCCATTAAGAAAAATCCTGACATCTCATCGTGGTTGGATACGTTATAAACTACTTCCAAATCAGCAATAGCTACAAGGGTAGATATAATGTCTATGTATAGTTGCTTTGCCATTAAGAAAGCTGAATACCATTTTTCGTGAGTATCCTGCTGAGTGCCCTTGGTAGTCTGAGCTTTAGTGTTGTCAGTATTTAAAATGTCATTTCCAACTATTAAAATAATCTTATCGATATTGAACCCTTCAGATCTCTTTATTATACTTGCAACAGCCTCTCTAACTCTTTTAATGGCTATTTGTGAATTATATTCTTCGCCTGTTTCGAAAGCATCACATAGTTTATTTATATGCACATCACTTGGAGAAATAAATAGACAATGTGAATCCTCATCAGATTTGTCTCTAATTATTTGGATATAGTTAGGTCGTATTTTCTCAACTGTGCTAATGAAATCTTCCTTAAAATCTTCATAGCTAAAAGTATCTGTTTCACCTTTTACATTGATTGAGTAATTTTTGCCTTTATACCAAAAGTGTTTTACTTTATCGGCATCAATCCCCACTCTTTCACATTCTTCAAATACACCTTTGTTTATCCTTCTATTGATAAGCTTTCCAATTATTCGTCTTTTTATATCGGAATATGGGATATTATTTTCTTTGCATACAATCCGTGCGGTTTCTGTTTTACCAGTTCCAGAACCGTAAAGTTCCATTATTCGCTCAATGTGTTCTACCATAATTATACAGTTTGCTCTATTTCTACTTCAAAACCTAATTTTTCTAACGTAAACCTTAATGCTTTTTCGACATCATCACCTGCGTTACTGTCATCACATTCTTCTCCATTAACTTCTAGTTCTATACCATATTCATAGCAACACTTGTCACTGCAAGTATAATCCCAATGCTTTAATTTAATCTTTACTTTTTCCATATCATATAAATAAAAAAAAGGACTAGCTCGCTTGCCAGTCCTTTATATAATCTCACATTTAGTAGCAATCAAGCACAAATGTACGGATTATGCTTCAAACTCTTTTTGCAAGTAAGAATAGAACTCTTTACCAGCATCTGAGAACAACCATTTTGATAATGAATCAACAGGCTTCTCTCCAAATGGAATTGTAAGGATTTTCTTCTTGTTATCTCTTAAGTTATAGTAAATATCTTTACCAGACTTAACAATAACAAATTCTTCTGCAATTGCTCTTGACGCAACATTGTCTACTTCTAACTCAGGATCGTTTGCTGCCTCTAAAAACTCGCTTGGAGTATTCTTAGCGAATAACAAAATATCTCTTTTTAATTCTGCTGTAGACATAGTATCAACATTACCATTTAAATAAACTCTTCCAATTGCAAGCATTTTATTTAAGTCTAATGTTTTAGCTAAAATCAAGGCATCAACTTCTTTATTTAAATCTTCAATGTTTTGAGCAGCTACAGCTTCCGGATCGAACTCATAAAATTCTCCACCACCATTTGCAGTGTTTCCAGGATGTAGTGATAAAAACTCTTGAAGCATTATATTCTGTTTTGAAACTCTCAAAACTCCATCTTCAAAAACGATTGGTTCAATGATAGCATTACCATCTTGTTCGTCAATGAATGGACTTTGTTGGTTACGAGCATATCTTAATGCTCTTTGTGCTCCTCTTCCATTATTTGCTTCTTGATCGAAGTAAAGTAATCGGTTGTTAGCTGTATCTTTTGATAAGATTGAATAGGTAATAGGTGATGTTTTTCTGTTTAAAAGATACTCTCTATCTTTCAATGTAGTTTGTTTTGCCATTTTAATTTGAATTTTAATTTAAAAAATAAAGAGAGCCTCACTAATGAGACTCTCTAAATAACTATTGATTAGTCTTGGAACAATACGAAGTTGTTAGCTCCTAATGTACATAAAGCTCTTTCAGAAAGGTACTCTACGTTCATAGCGTCTAAGTCACTTGTTTGTGCTCCACCAGCAGAACCAGTGATCCAAGTTTTCAATTTTCTATCTTCTCTTGCGTTAGCTCTGTAACGAACGTGTAAGAATGGACGTTTAGCATTAGCTCCTAATACTTGGTCGTAAACTGTAGTAGTTCCAGCAGGTACTAACAATCCATTTACACCACCTGCAGTTAATCCACCTCTTAATGTAGCATCGTTAAGGTATTTCCAATCAGATTTGTAGAAATCGTATCCACGTCTGAAAGAAGAGAATCCTAAGTTTAATGCCATATCTTTATCGTTGTTGAACATACCGTAAGATGCACCAGCAACAGTAGATTGAGCAGCTAACATATCGTCAATTGCAAAAGAGAAAGCTCTATTTGTGAACAATACGTTTTCAGCGATAGCTCCTTGCTTGTCTAAACGAGCAACAACTTCGTCGAAATCAGCTAATGTAGTTGGGTAACCACCTGACCAAACGTTTCCTCTTCCTGCAACAGCAGCAAATAAACCTTCAGTTCCTGCGTTTCCACCACCTGTAGCAGTTGATAAGTAACCTTCAGCAGCAGAACCGTTTTCAGCTTCAACAGCCTCAACCATAGACATTTCTAGGTAATCTTCGAAACGTAAACGAGTTTCGTGCTCAGATTTTAAGTACCATAAGTACCCCATTCCGTTGTCACCTTCTACTTCAACCCATCCGATTTGAGCCATATCTGATCCAGATACAGTGTATTTATCTTTGATGATGATTGGTTTAACGTCGAAGAATTGAGGAGTAGATTCTAATGAACCAACCATTCCACTTGTTCCTTTAGAGAACTCAGAACCGTAAACGAATGCAGTAACAGTTTCAGTTGTAATAACGAATGGAGAACCAGAAGCGTTATAGAACTTAACTTGGAATTGTTGGTCTGTAGCTAAACCATCAGCAGTACCAACTCCAGAGATTACAGCTTTTGCAGATGCAGAAGTAGACTCAGAAGTTAAGAAAACTGTTTGGTTTTTTCTGAATACACAAGTACCTGAAGCGATTGAGAACAATGCAGTATCAGTTGTGATAGCAGAGTTAGGAACAACAGCAGTATATTTCGTGTGTAAACGACCTTGCTCAGTCCATTTGATTAAATCAGATTCAGTTGCAATCTCAGCACTTACATTTCGTAAGAAAGAAGCAACAGAACGATCACCGTAACGTTCGAACTCTTTTTCGTATGTATCAGGTAAGTACTGATTCAAAAAGTCGAAGTTAGTAATGTAGTTGTTCGGCAAAGCAGACTTTGTAGAACTTGGAGTAATTGATACTCCTGGAGATGTTAATAAACTCATTTTTCTTTAATTTAACGTTTTTTAAAACTTAATCCTTTGCTTGAGTCAGGATTTACAGCTCTAACTTTTGGTCCATCATTTGGAGTTTGAGGAGTTCCGCTTCGTAACATATCAATGTTCTTGCTTTCCTTATCAAATCCAGTTGCAAAATCCGCTTTACCTTTATCGTAAAAGAATTTAGCAAACTTATCAGGATCACTAGCTACAGCAATTGCTCTGTGGAATTTCTCTGCGTCCTTAAGGTAGCCTTCTTCATTTAAGAATGTTCCGATGAAATTCTGTAAATTAGATTGCTTCTCCTTAATTTCTTTAGCATCTGCCGGTTTGTACGAAACCTTGTTATTCTCATCAATACTAAATCCGAAACCTTCGAATTTGTCAGAAAATAACTCTTCCGTTTTTTCAGCAAAAAACTTAGAACGCTTTGACTGTTCTTCTTGAGCAATAATCTCTGCCTCTTTATTACTTTTAAATGCCTCAAACTCTTCTTTAATATCATCAGGAACGAAAGTGTCTCTTGACTCAAGAGGTGCTTTATATTGTTCTTTCAGACTATTGAAGTATTCTTTAGCCTTTGCAAGTTCTTTTTTCTTAGCTAATTTTGCAGCTTTAATTTCAGACTCAGAATCAACATCCTCATCGTAAATAAACTGTTCCAATTCATAAGCAATATCTTCTGCATCCAATTCAGGATTCATCGCTTGCTTATACTCAGCTAATAATGTTTCTTCAGGGATTGAATCTGTATCTCTATTCAGTTTTACAAAATCATCTAATCCCCTACCTGTTTCTTTTTTATACTTGTAGAAAGCAGATACATCTTCAGGAAGTTCTTCTTGAGCTTGTTGCTCTTTTAAAAGTTCCTCTAGTGATGTTACTTCCCTTCCAAATTTATTCTTAATATGAGATAAGATAGTATTGTCATCCAATTCTACAATCTCAGGTTTTTCTTCAGTTGTCTCTGTTTTTTCAGTAGTAGCTTCCGATTTATTATCTTCTTGAGTTTGAGTATCAGGTGCAGCAGCACTTGCTTCGTATTGCTCCTGGTGCTCTCTTTCTCTTTCTGATAAAGGTTTTTCTTCGAAATCTACAGCTCTTACTTTAAATTCGCCTTCCATTATATTTAATTTTAATTGTTACAAAGATATAAATTATTTTTTATTGATTTTTGCGTTTATCTTGGCATGAACGAGCTGAGGTCGAACGAATCAAGGGAATCTTCATTTGATTCAAAATTAACAGATGGAAGATTGTTTTGACGTTGTTCAATCAATTTAGATTGCGCTGTAGCTTGTTTCTTAACTCGCTCGTCTTTTGCTTCTTCTCTTTTCTGTTCTCTAGTTTGAAGATTATTAGTTTCAATACCTTTTAATTGCATATTGTACTCAAACTCCAATGCCATTAATTCTTTTTTAGCTGCAACCTCAGTCTGTATTCTCTGCATCTCCAAGTTAGTCTTAGCTTGTTCTACAGATATTTTAGCTTGAGCTTCAGCTTGTATTTGAGCTTGTTTAGCTTGAGCAGCACCTTGAATAGATTGCTGTTGAATCTGAATTTGTATTTGATTTTGAGAATCCTGCGCTTGTTGCTGAGTCTCTAATCTTCGTTTTCTTTTTACTTTTAATAGCTCGTTTGCTAATTTAATATTCTTCACTAATCGAATATCAATAGCATCTTCCAAGTCTATCTGATCTCTACTTAAAGCCATTTGAATATTAGCTTCAGTTTGAGCACGTTCTTCCTCATCAGGATCTAGTTCAATAAAAATACCGAATGAATATAAATACAACTCTTTTATATCGTCAAGTATTGACATATTGTATTTTCCAATCTGCATAGCGAACTCCTCTTTGAAGTTTGCGTATTCAAGTATATCAGATATTCTTAATGATAAACACTCAGAAAGTTTTCTAGTGATATTTAACCCACCGTTTAGTATATGTCTTGTTGCTGTATTGCTGTTTAATGCAGCTAATTTCTGAACTCCAACTAATGCGTCTGGACTAGGTGATGAGCCATCCCTTGCTTCATTTAATCCGGTTACATCCCTAATCATATTAAGGTTGTAATTATAAACTCCAATAAGAGCTTGCATCTTAGATTGTCCGCTATTACTTGATAACTCTTGAATTGGAACACGAGCATTATTAAACTCTCCCTCGCCTGTGTAAGAACGTCCAACTACCGAACCTGTTTGGAAATATAAGTTTAAAGCTTCTTGTGCTGTATATGCATTACCTTGCCCTAAATCAACTTCAGTAAGTCCATCCGCATCAATAAATACCCCATCAGGAACAACCTTAGCCATTACTTGCTGTAGCTTCAAATGTGTTATTTGAATTTGATCAGCAAAAGGGATCATTCTTTTTACAATGGAGTCAATATTACCCTTATACATTCTAGGTGCATTGACAACATAGTTAGGTAAAGCTTTTTGAGTGGCAGCTTTTGGGCGTACCATATTTTTTAGTAAGTCCCACTTAATCAGCTCATCACTACCTAAAACTAAAATTCCTTCATACCATACATCTCTTGATACTTCAATTCTTTCGAATCTATCGTCTTCAGTTTGCATTGGATTGAAGGACTCATCTCTTCTTATAATTCTCTCTCCACCATTATCTAATTTCTTTTTCTTGTAGATAAATCGTTTTGTAGTTTTATAATTAAAGAATAATAACGTAACCATTTCGCTATCGAAAAAGTCATCTTGATATTTACTTAGAATTGGGAAGTGCTCATACCATGCGCTACCTGCATTCTTAATTTTAGATAATTGCTCTGTAGTTAAGTCAGGATTTAATTTTACTAACTCAGTATAATGAACTGATTTTACCTCTCCAAAATAGTAACAATCTGAAAAGTCAGGTTTCTCTGTATAGCTATAGATTAATGTAGCTGGATCGACATACTCAACTTTTACACCTGATTGGTCATTGAAGTTGTGTTTAATCGCTCCAATACCAATCGATGTAATGTCATAATCAACCATAGGTTTTATCGTATGGTGATATTCATTCTGTTCAAGTAATGTATTAATAGCTATCTCTTCCGCAATCTCAATACTTGGTTTGTATTTTAATTGCATATATAAAGATAGTTCTTCATCTGTAGCAGGAATTTCTTCTTCAGGCATATTGAATGCATCAACCCCTAACTTGCTTTTAACTTGATTTAAGAACGGTTTAGCTACCATGTCAGCTTCTATCCTTTCCTGGAAGATATTCTTCTTCTCAGCAGACATTATGTCTTGTGATTCAGCTTTGATATTATACATTCTGTCGTTCATACCATTAACGACAATATCTACAAATTTTGGTATAATAGGAACTACAGACCAATCTAAATTCAAATAAGATAAGTCACCATTAACTGATAACTCATTCTTGTATTTTTGAATTGACTGTTCTCCCCTAGCGTATAATCTTAAGTTATGGTACGTTCCAAATTTACTGTAGTATCTACAGCTTCCATTTGAGCTTTTCTTAAACCACTCCCCTGAAATTGCCTTACCAACATTTAGTCCGTATTCCTTAGACTCTTTCTCTGCATCTGTAGCCATCTGATTAGGGAATGGCATACTTTTTATATTGACAGATGTTTTATCCATACTTTTTTATTTCGCTGGTACTACCAGAATTATTATACCTTGCAAAATTAACATTTATTTTTGATTTTTGAACCTCTTTTACAAATTGATGTTTTCTATTCGCCATAATAGCTAATCCGGATGAAATAGAGGCGTCAAATTTAGTTCTATTGTTAATGTCAAACTTGGACCAATCCTCAAGTGTTCGGTTGAAATACATATCACCCATATCGTCAGGTGATCTATATGTTCCTTCAGTATCAACGCCTACATATTCTTCAATATAAGACTCAATAGCTGTAGCGTGCGCTTGCTTTACATCTTCAGATGAGTTAGGTATTCCACCCAATTCAATCTCTGTTCTTGATAGTTTTGATATATGCTTGTCAGGTCGATTAACTGAGAATGCTCTGTATCCTCTATTCTTTAAATGATACAAAAGTCTAGGCTTATTATTCTCTGCTAGTACAGGCATTCCATAAAAAACTAACGCCATTAATACATCCTCAAAAAATATCTCAGCTGTCTGAGGTCGTGCAACATACTCTAAAAAGAATCTATTAGTAGGAGCATCTTCCATGTGGAATTTAGTCATACCATGAAGCGCACCGTTAGATCCACCGCCACCTACAGTTCCAGATATATCATAACTATCACATCCAAAAGTG